CGCTCTCTTTTCGATCATGTCTTTGATAGTCATAGGTCAAATCCTCCCTTAAATGAATCTCTTGATAAAATTCAAGCGTTCCCTGATCTCATCGCAGGAACGCCCGTTATCAGTTACCTGTTCAGTTTCCGTTGCACCGGAAAAGCCTTCCGGCGCCTTGATATGACACTTCGCCGCGATCTTGTCCATCAGCGAATTTGTCACCGCCGCCCTGGAATAGAGCATCGACACATCCGGCACTTCCAGATCTTCAGCCGCATCCTGCCTCTGCAGAATGTCATCCGCAAATCCAAGCTCCACCGCCTTGTGCGCGTCCATCCAGGTCTCCGCATCCATCAAATGCGAAATCTTTGTCCGGCTCATGCCGGTCTTGATCTCATAAGCGTTCATGATGGATTCCTTCACCTCAGCCAGCATGTTGATCGCCTTCTGCATCTCCGCCGTATCGCCGAAAGCGATAGTCGCCGGATTATGGATCATCATCATGGACACGGGACTCATAAGAACCTTAGTCCCCGCCATCGCGATCACGCTTGCCGCCGATGCCGCAATGCCATCGATCTTCACCGTGACATCGCCCTTGTAGTCCATAAGCATGTTGTAGATCTGAGCCGCCGCCACACAGTCGCCGCCCGGACTGTTGATCCAGACCGTGATGTTGCCGCTTCCCGAATCCAGTTCCTGCTTAAAAAGAGCCGGCGTGACATCATCGTCAAACCAGCTCTCTTCCGCTATTGTTCCATTCAGGAAAAGCACCCGCTCAGTTACTTCTTCGCCTGAAGCCTGGTCTCTGATCTTCCTGCTTTTCCAGTTCCAAAACTTCTTCATCGGAATCATCTTCCTCCTTTCCTTTATCCCCTTCCATATCATATGCAGCACCCGCCGATACCAAAGGAACCATGTTGCCGTTCACCAGATACAGATCACCGCCGTCCTCTTCCGGAATACGGTCAAGGTTTTCAAGCTCTCGGATATCATTTGCAGACATCCAGCCATTCTGCCTTGCCGTGGCGTAACCGTTCATCCTGCTCTGGTAATCACCGCGCAATAAGCCGTCCACATTGAACTTGAAGAAATACTTCTTCTTTTCATCCGGTGTCAGAAGCGCCCTTACCATCGCCTGTTCCCAACGGCTCACCCAGGGATCCAGCGTGTACTTCACGAACTCCAAGCTCTGCTGCTCAATGTTATTGAAGCTGCTCTTTTCCAGATCACCGATCATATGAGGCGGCACACGGAATATCCTTGCAATCTCATCAATCTGGAATTTCCTTGTTTCCAGGAACTGAGCCTGCTCCGGCGATATGGAAATCGGCGTGTACTTCATGCCCTCTTCCAGAACCGCGATCTTATTGGAATTACCGGAACCGCCGAAAGTTGCCTGCCAGCTTTCCCTGACCTTGCTCGGATCCTTTATGATTCCCGGATGTTCCAGAACGCCGGAAGGAGCCGCACCGTTCGCAAAGAACTTGCTGCCGTATTCTTCCGTGGCAATCGCCAGACCGATAGCATTCTTCGCCATCGCGATTGGACTGTAACCAACCAGCCCATCGAACCCAAGACCCGGAATATGCAGCACATCATGAGGCTGAAGCCTTACGGTTCTTCCGACCTTGTCCGTACCCTTCCTGCCGTCCACATCATCCGAATCGTAAACGGTGTATTCGTAATAGAGCCGTCCATGCTCATCACGATCCACCTTCATCCGATCCGGCATCAGCGGATACAGAGCCACGACTTCGCCCTTGCCGTTGCGGATGATCTGCGAATACGCATTTCCCCACAAAAGCAGGTGTGTCATCAAGGTCTCCCGGAATATGAAGGAAGTCATCTCCGGATTTGGCTCATCATGGAGCAAAAAATAAAGCGGATGATCCACCGCTTTTTCCTTACCGCCATCGTCGGTATATCTATAGAATTGTAACGGCAGGCTCGCAACTGCTTCCGACAGGATCCTCACGCAGCAGTACACCGCCGTCATCTGCATTGCAGACCGTTCCGTCACATACTTTCCTGAAGCTGTCCCGCCTAAGAAAAACGAATACGAACTTCCCGCCGTCCTGTCCGTGGGCTTATCCCTGCTCCGAAACAAACCGCTAAGTATTCCCATCTCCATTCCCTCCTTCATATGCCTGATTCAAGGCTTCCCTGATCACAAGGAAACCGATCACCGATAATATCAACATCTTTCTATCCTCAGAAAACCAGAAGGCCTCTGGTATCATAAACAGATTCCGCCGTTTCGTTCCCGCACCTGATCGCACGGTCAAGAGCCATGATCATCGCGATAGCCCCGTCGATCTTCTCCGTGGACTTCGCCTTGTCAGCCTTGATATTACCCGCCGGATCCGTGCGGATATAAATGTTATCCATGTTCCACCGCAGAACCGGATGACCGCCGTGGGCGATCTTCTGTTCCAGCACCAGCCTCATCAATTCCTTCGTAGGCGGAGACATGGAAGCAAAACCCTGTCCGAACGGCACCACCGTAAATCCCATACCTTCCAGATCCTGCGACAGCTGAGTTGCGCCCCACCTGTCATAAGCAATCTCCCGGATATAGAACCTCTCGCCAAGCCGCTCTATGAACTTTTCGATATATCCATAATGGACCACGTTTCCTTCCGTTGTTTCCAGAAAGCCCTTCCGCTCCCAGACATCATAAGGAACATGGTCTCTTTTCACTCGCAGATCCAACGTTTCCTCCGGAACCCAGAAGTAAGGAAGCACGATATACTTGTCCTCTTCATCCATCGGCGGAAATACCAGGGCAAACGCCGTCAGGTCAGTCGTACTCGACAAGTCCAGACCTCCGTAGCAGACACGCCCTTCCAGCTCATCCTCATCCACGGCAAAATTGCAGGTGTCCCATTTTTCCATAGGCATCCACCTGACCGCCTGCTTCACCCACTGATTCAGCCTCAGCTGCCGGAATGAATTTTCTTCCCCCGGATTCTGTTTTGCGGATTCACAGGCCGCTTTCACTTTGTCTATCCCCACCGTGATATCCAGTGAAGGATTTGCCTTCTTCCAAACCTTCGGATCCGTCCAGTCATCGGATTCATCCGCGCCATAGATCACCGGATAGAAAGTCGGATCGATCTTCCGTCCTTCCAGAATATCCTTCGCCTTCTGGTGCGTTTCATAGCAGATGCTGTTCGTATCCGTTCCCGCCGTCGTGATCAGGAAATACAAAGGCTGCATCCTGGCGTCACCGGAACCCTTTGTCATAACATCAAAGAGTTTCCTGTTCGGCTGAGTATGCAGTTCGTCAAACACAACCCCATGTATATTGAAGCCGTGCTTTGAATAAGCCTCCGCAGACAGCACCTGATAAAAGCTGTTGGTCGGCTGGAAGATGATACGCTTCTGTGAAGCCAGTATCTTCACCCTCTTATTCAGAGCCGGACACATCCTGACCATATCCGCAGCAACCTCAAAGACGATGGACGCCTGCTGCCGGTCAGCCGCGCATCCGTAAACCTCAGCCCTCTCTTCACCATCACCGCAGCATAGGAGCAGCGCCACCGCCGCAGCCAATTCACTCTTGCCCTGTTTCTTCGGGATCTCTATATAAGCGGTATTGAACTGCCGGTATCCGTTCGGCTTCATCGTCCCGAATACATCCCTGATAATCTGTTCCTGCCAGTCGATCAGTTCAAACGGCTTTCCCGCCCAGGTTCCTTTCGTGTGGCAGAGACACTGAATGAAGTTTACGGCAAAATCCGCCGCGTCCTTATCGTAAACGGAATCCTTCGCCTTGAACTTCGTAGGCTTATATTTCTTCAGCTTACGCATCTTCATCAGCATCACCGCCTTTAAGCCACTGCCGATACACCTGCTCGGATATCCTTGCCATCATCACAGGCGGGACACTCATCCCGCAGATATACTGGACGCTCTGATCCATAAAATCGTAATCCTGCGGAAACGTCTGGCAGCTTAAAATATCCCTGTCCGTCATAAGCAGGCCATCGCACATCCGGTACATGGAGCTGCCCGCCACAATGGTATATGCCGGTTCATCATCAGAAATGATCGGCGTTGTAAACCCGCTGTTTTTGACCTTCCGCACCCTCTCATTGATATCCGCAATACAACGGTCAGAAGGAATCCTGTATTTCAAAAGCTTCGCCTGCATACTGTCAGGATCCATCGCCTTGCCATAAGGTTCCCGGACATCCCTGAACGGAATCGGCTTAGACTGGAAGTTCATTACCAGCTTCGGATACTTCAGGTCTTTCCGATGCGCGATAAAAAAGACGCGCTCCCTTTTCTGAGGCACGCCCATCCTTGCAGCATTGAACAGGAATATCTGCACCGTATATCCTGCATCATCAAATCCCTTTACGATCTGATTGACCCAGCCCTTAGCGTTTCCAATGATGATTCCCTTCACATTCTCTGCGATCACAACCTTCGGCTTCAATCTCTTCGCTATCGCTATGAAATAAAGGAACAGGTCATCCAGTCTCTGCTTTGCCTGACCTTCCCGGAAAACCTTTTCCGTGTTCCAGCCTTCTTCCCTGACTCCCGCCGTGGAAAATACAGAGCATGGCGGCGAACCGTCCAGCACATCCAGATGGAATAACTCTTCCGGTATCTTCTCATCCGGCAGCTTCAGGAAATCCCTGATATCCATAAGGAATGCGTGCTTCGGATGATTGTTCTGTTTATAAACTTTCATCATATCGGGATCTATCTCGCAGTTCCCTACAACATCATATCCCGCCAGCTTGTATCCCATCGAAGAACCGCCGCCGCAGGAAAAGCAGGAAAACACGGTATGGCCGTGCTTTGGTCTTTTCTCCAACTCAGCAAGGCTCCACTTCCACTGAAACTCAGTTGAACCGAAAACCGCAGTTCGGGCATTCGTATTTGAACTCTTCATCCCCAAACACCTCCGCATCTATTTCCGTGGTACCGGTCAGTTCCTTTTCAGAACCACCGTTGCCGTCTCCATCCACCGGAAGGTCAGCCGCCATACCAAAAAAGTCGAACCCTTCCAGATCAAGTCCTTCCAGTTCGACTTCCAACTTCATGAGATCCCATGTAGCCTTTTCCCCGGTCTTGTTATCCAGGAACCGGTATTTCTTCTTCTGTTCCTCGGTCAACCCGTCACAGATCAGGCATTCCACATCATCCATCCCAAGAGCGACCAGAGCCTTGTATCTGGTATGGCCTGCGATGATCACATGATCTTCGTCAACGATGATCGGCGTGATATAGGAACACTGCCGGATGCTTTCCGCAACGGCATTCACCGCATCATCGTTTTTTCTCGGATTATTCTTGTATGGCTCAATCTCAGCCAGCTTTAATTTCTGTAGCTTCATACCTCGAACACCTCCCCGCAGCACGGACAGGTCATCGTCTTAGGACCCGTCTCTTCCGATTCATCATCAGGAAGCGCGGTCTCAGGCTGTCCGAAATCATATCCTTGAAAATCCACATCGCATAATTCCGCGGAAAGCTTCTTCTGATCCCAGGAAGCCATTTCAGCGGTCTTATTGTCATACAAACGATATTTCTTTTTCTGTTCCTCTGTCAGATCGGAGGCAATCACAACCTCGCATTCCTTATATCCCAGCTTTTTCAGGGCCTTATACCTTGTATGCCCCGCCAGGATCACCCCGTCTTCGTCAATGACGATTGGCGCGATGTAGGAACACTGCCTGATACTCTCCACAACATCGTCCACCGCCTCATCATTGATCCTCGGATTGTTCTCATAAGGCTTCAATTCCGACAGCTTTTTCTTCACATATTTCATCGAAACCCTCCTATTTCTTCCTTGCCGATAACAAATGCTCCATCAGGTCATCGTGCGGATTCGCACCGCCATACTCCACAGAGCAGTTTTCCTTCACAATCTGATATATCTGGTACCAGCACTGGTTCACCTGCTTCAGATAATTCTGGCTCATCGTCACATACGGAGAAGTTATCGCCGCCCCCGTGGTCGGATGCTTCGCCAGAAATCCGTATTCCGATATGCAGGTCTCGCACTGTACCCATCTGGATACCGACATCGCGTACTGTTCGATCAGTTGAGTGTTCACCAGCCGGTCGCACCCTCTTTCCTTCAGCCAGAGGAAAGTGCTTTTGAACACATCCTCTGCGCAAAGGTCAATGCCGCTTTTCTGAGCAGCTTTCAGAAAATCCTTCACCGGCGGCACATCCTCGCCGGTTATGTCCTCAGGCTCCGGAAGGTCAATGACCGTTGCCGCAAGCCCGCTGTCGATCTTTTCCGCCAGGGCTTTTGATTTCCTGCCGGAACCGACCCTTGCGCCCCCGCGCATAGTCCCGTCTTTGGCCATCTTCCTTCACCTCAATTCCCTGCAGGGGTTAATACCCCGTTTGATTTCTTCTTTTTGTGCGTGTGACCCCCGCGCCGTTCCCTGGAGAATATACGCGCGGGGATTTTCACTCCCCCTCCGGTCTCTTTCCCCACCGGTCTCCCCGCTCCGCGTGTATGCGTGAGTGACACGACTTGCA